TCCACTCTTGGACTTTGCCAGTCTTTGTCTTTTTATAAATTGTATCTAACTTCATAGTCTCAGTATATACTGGACTAACCAAATGGTCAAACTTTGTTTTTTTTTGATTTAGAAGGAGTTGCGACTTTAAGCAAAGAAAAAGTTCCATCCTTGTTATCGTGCCAATCTATCGTATCACCAGTTTCCCAGCCCATCTTTTTCATTAGCTTTTTTGGAAACTCTATATAAAGATATCCGTCTTTATGTTTTTGAACTGGTATGTTATATTTCATTTAAAATCCACAAGAGGCTCTAGGTTCTTAAATAAATCTTTGAGATGATTCATCTCTGGAGGTAGTGGGTCAAATTGAATATTTTCTCTTGCTCTTTCTTGGGGAGTATCATTCATTACTGATACTTCTTCTAAGCCCAATTCTCTTAATTTATTATTATATGCTTGACCAGCATCATCTTCTTTATTGAAAACACCTAAATGAGTATCTTTTCCGTTTAAGTCTGTAATTCTTGCTTGCCATTTATTATAAGGAGTTTTGGATACCCCTTTATGTTTTGATGAGGGTTTTCTTTTTCTATTTTGATTTTTGCTTGTGTTTCTACTACTACCAGATGGAGTTATTTCTCTTAAATTTTCTATGTTATTATTTCGTCGGTTAGTATCTATGTGGTCTACTATTTTTGGTAAATATCCGTAACGCCAGTAAAAGAATAAACGATGCAATAATAAGATATTCGATTTTTTATTGCTATAAAATGAAATCGCATAATAATGTTCCTCTTTGTTTTTGGTATTTCCCCGCAAAAATGGAGTCAATTTATTTCCAGTAGAAAGTCTTATGACTTCTTGTTTATCTAAATCTATAAATAAATCTTTCCTCATAGCTTCACCCGAAGCCCAAAGATTACTAATTGCACAAATATTCATCTTGGTGTTAATAGATTTACCGCTTTGGAAATCCCCTTCCATTGTAGCCAATTCAAAACCTTAATAGGTTTATTTAAATTATAAGAGATTTTTCTACCCAAAGACTCGATAGGTTTAACATAATAATTAAAGTAAAGACTATAAGCTGGACACTTCATTTTTGTTTTGTGATCGTCCATTTTTTTAAAAAAATTCTCATCGGATTCTATTCTGTCTTTAGATGAGTGTCTTTCTATTGGAGTAATTAAAGATATCTCTGTAAGCAATCCTTTTACTACAACGCATTTCCAGTCTGGAAAAAGATCATAGCTTTCTTTTGTTTCGCCATAAATATAATTTCCGAAAGTGAATGTGCCAGTATAATCATCTCTAAAAACTTCTTCTCTATTATCCTCTACCCATTTATTTTTATTAAAAAATTCGCCAAATCTACTATTATCTTTTACATAGTCTGGATTATCTTCCCAATGACCAGTTATTTTTAATTCAAATAACCTATAATCACGGATAATATAAGTAACCATTACATTATCCTCTAATTCTTTTGTTTGATATTCTTCTTTCTTAAAGTCAATATTAAGAGCTTTTAGTTCCTCATTGAGAGGAAGCTCTTGTTCTACTTTGATATAATTAAACATTCCCATATACTTATATTACTCTTTATTTAATTTTTGTCAAACTTATCTTGCCTTTTTTATCTATAATAACATAACTACATTCTTTTTCGCAAAAGCTACCAGTATTAACATATTTATCTGTATGCTCTGGAAGATGAGTATGCCCACATATTATAGTATCATAGTTATTCATTTCAATATATTTAAGAGCATTTGTTTTAATATTAGAACTTTTTTCAACAAAATTATTTGTTCTAGCCCTAAAGAATCTAAAGAAATCATCTGCGAATGGAGTATATTTTCTAATAAAATAATAACATCCAATAACAAAATTAGAAAGATGTTTATATTTTGTGAAATATATATCAAAAACATCTCCGTGAATTACTAATATTTTTTTACCTTTTAATTCTATTTTGTGTTCGTCTGCACAATGAAAACCCAATAGGATACTCATAAAGTCTGCTTTTAAAAAACAATGATTGCCTATTAGATAAATTATATTACTTTTTTTAGATAATTTTCTTAGCTTAGACAAAACTTTCCAATGATCTTTTTTAAGTCTATGCAAATTGTGGTGGTCAAATAGATCGCCAGCAATTATTATGTTTTCCGCTTTATTTTGTTTTAATACTTTAAATAGTATTTCTGGTCTGCAATCTTTATCCCCAAGGTGAACATCAGATATGATTAAATACTTATTCATTACCAATGATGAATTGCATTTACAATAAGTACGATATTAGCTATCACACCTAATATAACGATAAACATTTCGTATAACTTATGTGTCATATCTTCCTATGCAATAAAATGGGTCATCTTCTACTTTGACGGATATTTTATTTTTTAATTTTCTTTGAGATATCATATCTGATCTTCGTTTTTTTTCTTCTTTTATTTTTTCTTGTTTTAATTTGTAATCTTTGGTTTTTTCTATCCCCTCTTGAATCATTTTTTCTAAAAATAATTCTTGTTCGTCTATAATATCTAAAGCGTTTTCTGGAAGATTATCCAAAGAACCATACATTTTAATAAATTCTTCCTTTAAGAACTTATTTCTAAAATCAACGGCTAATATAGGAGATATAAAGCCATTTTCATTTAAGATTTTATCAGCAAATAAAGCCCAATAATAACCATAAGCGAAATAAATGCCTTTATATTCTTTTAACATTCTTTCTCTATAAGCCGAAGGGGAGTTGTCCACTCTTTGTTCTGGTGGCAATCTTTTCTTATTTACTTTTTTTGTATTCCATCTATTGTGAATTGCATCTGATGTTGCTAGATTAGAGATTGCGTCTAGATATTCAACATCTTTTCTTCTATGGTCTACTTTTTCTGGTAGTTGTCCAGTACCAGCATAATATATTAATCTATGAGCAGAGACATCTGTATAGCCTCTTTTGAAGATGTGGGTCAAATGAGGACAATTTACATTTATTCTTCTGTAATTTTCATCTGATGTTGGTCTACCAATTAATTTGGGTATTCCTCTATCCCAAAATTTTCTTATGTATATTGCTCCAGTTTCAAAGTCAATATGAAACATTTTGAATACATCTTCTGGATTAGGAAAAAGTATTTGTAATTTATCTTGAGTTTTCATAATTTAGCAAAAGATTGTTCTTTCATTTTTAATTCAAAGTCAACATCTATATTATCATAACCATAAGTATTTGGCAAGGACTTTGCGTAATCTGCGTGTTTTCTAGGATTCTTATGACCATCTATACTTTCAGAGTAATGAAACAATGGAGTATGATTGCCCCAAGTAATTCGTGCAAGATGAAATGCTTGTTCCTCTGATAGATTATCTGGATGACATTTGTGATGAAGATAATCAAAAGTAATCGGAATATTAGATACAGAATGAAAATGCTTCATAAGTTTCTTAACTGACCAACAAGTATCTTTATCATCATTCTCAATAACTAATCTAGACTTAACATCATCTGATAGTTTTTCAAAGTTGCTCATAAACTTCTTTACTATGTTATTTAAATCACCTTTAGAATTATGTATGTGCATATTCATAGGTGCGTCATAGTTTAGTGGACAACCAATTTGCGTCATAAACCAACCATAGTGATTTAATTCTTTGATTGTTTTAGTGATTGCATTTTCGTTATCACTTGCAAGAACATTAAATTCAGAAGGATGGCAAGATACTCTAACATTCCTAGATTGAATAAGATGTTTGATAGTATCAAATGATACTAATATTTTATTATAGTCTGGTAAATCTTCTAGCTTTACATTTGCTTTGTCATAAGTGATAAGAGGAAATAGATCAGAAGAAATTCTATAAGTATGATTATGGTCGGCACAATATTTTATGTATTGATAAGTGGTAGTCATATTGTTTAATATTCTAGAAGAAAGGGTAGAAACAGCTTCCTTTCTGTCCATAGATGAGAAACGAGCATAAGTCATAGTATTGAACTTGATAGGATTATCTTCTCTATCAGCTAGACTAGATACAATACAACAAACTCCTTTTCTCATCATTCAAATATAATATGAGTTGTCAAATTTGTCAACTATGCTTTTCAAAAAATCCAAAGCTATTTAACCTTGTTGCTCCGTGACACTTATACTTAATTGTAAAGTCATCTGGATGAATAATTGAAAGAAATTTTCTACCTTCTTCTGTTTCATACAAATAATAATCTTGACCCATAATACATTCAATTCTGCACTCAAAAGAGTCAACAAAATTATTCCATTCGTGCAAGGCAACTAACGCATCGTACTCTGTCTTAATCTCTTCTAATCTAGTTTCTATTTTTTTATTTAGATTTAAATGTCTAACTTGTTGGAACTTACCAAGATCAGCAAGCTCAATTTTTGGTGCAGAGTATTCCGCTATATATGAAGAGCTTGCACGATTTTCTAAAACTCTTTTCTCGTCTGTCATCTGTAAATATATATAGATGAACGATCTTTGTTTTTTAATTCTTTTTTAATCAACGACTTATCGTTTTCCTCTAACCAATTTATACTATCATAGTTTTGTTTAAACCTATTAGAGAAACAACTTCTTGGCTTGCTTCCTTTTCCAGCACCATTATTTGAACTTTTTTCGTTCATATATTTGGCTTTTTTCTGTTAGCAAATATGGCTATATTTGAAAATATCCTGTTAGCAAATATAGAATTAAAGAATTTTAATAATAATTTCGCCATCTCCATTTTCCTTAAGAGATGAATCTTTAAAAACAAATTCATAATTAAAATTGCTATTTTCTAATAGTTTTAAATAATCTTCATATTTAATACTTTTTAGACTTATCTCATCATTAAATTCGTGTGTGTATATAAAAATATAATTTATTTTTTTAATTATCTCATTTTCAATAATATCTTTAAGAACATAATACTCTGAGCCTTGTAAATCCATATGTAAGATATCAATTTTTTCTGTATTAGTATCTTTCATTAGTTCATTTAATGATATCGAACCAATTTCTTTTGAAAAATTTAAATTTTCTAATCCTCCCCAATGTGCATTGACTGGATTACCAACGAATTTATTATAATAATATACATTATCTTTTCCAAAGAAATATTTTGCACCAAAAAGTGATTTCCATGCATCGTCAGGTTCTACAAGAATATTTTTTGACTTTTCACCAAGATATTCGCGAAAAAAAGCAGAATAGATTGCTTCGTTGCACCCCAATTCCACCATTACATTATTATCTTTATTTTTTTTAAGTTCATTTAGAACTTTTTCAAAATAAAAAAGTGAATTAGGTTCTTCTGTGCGTATTTTATCTCTTATTGAAAGAGAATAAATTTCTTGATTTGGCCCGCATTTCCAATTATAAACTTGATGCATTACATTATTTTTTAAAGTCGCCAAGATCACGATCAAAACTAAACTTTCCAACGCTCTCAACTAAACCTTCGTAAGTTTCCTCTGTGCATCCTGCCATTTCAGTAAATGGCGCTACCACTGCAAAAATTCCAAACGCACCAATTGTTACTGCCGTTGAGATTGGCCTAACAAATACAAGATCTCCTGCTGATAGAAAACCATCTGCTACTGGAGTAGATTGATTAGCTGTACCAGAATCAGCAAAGGCAAAAGAAGCAGAAATTAAAACGAGACTTAATAGTGTATTTTTGATTTTATTCATATTATATATTATAAGTGGATATTGTGGTTTTGTCAAATTAATTTTCTTATATATTTGGCATTTTTTTGTTAGCAAATATGATGTTTTCGGAACGAGTAGGATTCGAACCCACGGATGGAATTAACCATCGGAAGTTTAGTAAACTTCTGCTTTAGACCACTCAGCCATCGTTCCAGTCTGCCTAGCTAGGATTTGAACCTAGAACCACTTCCTTAACAGGGAAACACTCTACCATTGAGTTACTAGGCAAAAAATTAATTATTATTCTCTGCGACTTCATTTACATGATCTTTTATTAGATTATATATTCTTACTTCTTCTTTGTTGGCTTTTCTTTCTACTTTAGAAAGATCATTGAATTTATATTGTTTTAATTGATGATGTTTGAAGTGGTATACTGGTTTATTTGAGTAAACTTCGTTAGTAAATCTAATATATCTAAATGGCAAAACTTCGCCTTTGATTTTATAAAGAGTACCTAATACTGGTTGCTCTTTTTCTTCCTCAAAAACTCCATCAATGAATTCTAGAATTTTTTTTAACATTTTTCTTTTTCCTTGTTTTTTTGGTTTAACATGTTTCCAAATTTTTCCTTCCTGATCTAAATCAACGCTCCAAAGCATTATTTTATTATAAAATTTAAATCCATAACCCCAAAACATAAGTGTTCTGCTTATAATATCACCAATAAAATATAAAATATATGACAATATTAACCTCATATTAATATAATATATAATTTTTATAATAAAGTCAATATAATATGTTATGAAAATAGGTTTTAATTGCAGCAGTTTTGATCTGCTTCATGCTGGTCATGTAACAATGCTTAAAATGGAAAGGGATTTGTGTGATTATTTAAAAGTCGCACTACAAGTAGATCCAACAATTGATAGGCCAGGAGTTAAAAATAAACCAATTCAAAGCATATACGAAAGATATGTTCAATTGCAAGCTTGTAAATATGTGGATGAAATATTAGTATATAGTACGGAATTCGATTTACTTCAATTAATAATGACTCAAAAAATAGATATAAGATTTTTAAGCGAAGAATATTTAAATAGAGATTTTACTGGAAAAGATTATTGCATTAAAAATGGAATTGAGCTTCATTATCATAAACGTGGTCATATTTATTCTTCTAGTGAATTAAGGCGAAGAACAGCGGATTTAGAAAAAATGAAGAATGACCAAAGTATGATAGAAATTCCACAGCATTCGCCAACTTTAATTAAGCCAGAATAGCACAGCGGTAGTGCAACGGTTTTGTAAACCGTAGGTCATCGGTTCAAATCCGATTTCTGGCTCTTATTTTCTTTTTTTAGGAATAAAATACACTATTGCTTCATCACCGTATACTTGAAAAGATTTTAATTTATAGTTTTTATTTTCAAGCATATTTTTTAATTCATTAATGTATTTGCTTTTCATGCGAACTATTATTTTATCTTTATCTTTGGAGTCTACTCCATATTCATCTGCAAATTCAGAACATATTGCTAATGCTTGGGTTAAATTGCTCACTAATAGTTTACACTACTAAATGAAAGATTTATTTCCAGAAAAAGTAACTTCGCAATATTCTTTAAGTTCATTTGTTATGTATTCTTTCATGTTATCAAAATCATTAAAGTTAATATGACTTGGTCCTTTTTCATCATCTGTAATAATTTTATATTTATTAATGCTTTCTAAAATATCACATTTGTTTATAATTAATTTATTTGTACCAGAAATTTTAATTGCTTGTTTTAAATGATTCAATCTTAACCAATTAACTATTCTTTTTCTACCAGTAGTAGAACCGAATTCTTTTCCAAGCTCTATAATTTTGTTAAGATCTTCATCTTGCCATAATAATTCTGGAAATATAGGGTCTACTCCACTTTTAGTATCATAAATTTTTGCTACGCCAATAATATCTCTAATTTTTTTTGGAGAAAAACCAAGAGAACAAGCTGAATATGGTAATGTTTCGCTACTTGTAACATAAGGGTAATCTCCATAATTTAAATCTAACCAAAAACTTTGAGCACCTTCACAAAGTATATTTCCATGCAATTCACCATTCCAAAGATATTGTTTATCTAAATAATCTTTCGCAAGTTTACCAACCCTTAATGCTTTGTCAGCATAACAAGGAGCAATACCTTGGCCAGTTGTTCCAAGCTTAGGTTTTAAATATTTAAGATCATATTGAATGTGTCTTTCTGTTATCACATGAGCTCTTGGACTTACTTTAATTAATGATGTATCAAATCCTTCTTTTTTAAGATAATCTATTTCATCATAAAATTTATCAATATTAATAACGCAATTTGGACCAATGACGCTAAGTTTATTTTGAAAAACCCCACAAGGAATAAGATGTGTTTTATATTTTTTATCGCCTAAGTATACTGTATGACCAGCATTTGGTCCACCATTCCAACGGCACACCATATCATAATTTTTGCTAATTGCATTACTAATTTTGCCCTTACCTTCATCACCCCAAGCTAACCCGAATATAATATCCACATAATTTACCATCAGTTAAAATTATACCAATATCCTAAAGTAAAGTAAAGATTATTTTTTTGACAAGTGCTCTTGTATTATATCAAAATTTCGATCTAATTTGTCTTCTATTCTATTAAAGTATGTTTCAAAAGATTCTTTAGTCATGTATGTTACGCTAACTTTCAATGCTAGGTCAGCTAATTCTTGTTGATGTTTTCTAGACTCTAATTCTAGTTCTCTTCTTAAAGTAATAAAGTCACTAAACGTTTTATCATTTATATCTTTCATCAGAGTTTCTTGTTTGTCGAAAAGAGAGAATACTCTGGTGAATAGCCATCCCCCTAAAAAAGAAAGTGCTCCTAAGACTAAATTGAATATAATTGTAATATCTAAGTTCACATAGATAATTACACTTTTTCTTATCTATTATAGTTTTAAATCAGAGAAATCTTTATCTTCAATGTCCGTTTTCCTTGCGCCCACTTTGTAGCTAGATATCTCAGTCTCTTGTGGCGCAACTTGTACTTTACTACTGTCCAAATAGCTATCATGCCATCCAGCAATAGGATTGTCTTTTTGATTGAATATCTTCTTATACCCTAAGCTTCTTAATCTACTGTCGCAAAGCCACTTGGAGTAGCCGTCTAAAACGTCAGCATTTAATCCAAGTAAACTGCCATTACTAAAGAGATACTTAGACCATTCACTTTCGTTCTTTGCTGCTTGTTCATAGAAAGCATATATCTTATCTTCATTTTTCTTTACAAGAGAGGTAAAACCTTCTTTGTCTTCGTCCCTTAATATTTTCATTAGGTTTTGAGATACCGCGAAATGAAGCGCCTCGTCTCTTTGGATGAATTTGATAATCTTAGAGTTCCCTTCCATCTTTCCACGATATCCAAAATAGAAAGAACAAGCAAAGGAAACGTAAAATACAAGTCCTTCCATTACATTAATAGAAAGAAGAGCATCAAAAATCTTTTGTTTAGGGTCTTTCTTTTCATCGCTACCAAGAATTTTATCAAAATTATCTCTAATCAATTGAGCGCGACTTGTTATTTCTTTATCTTCCATGATGCTATCAAAAAATTTTGTAGGATCTGGATGAACATTATTCAAAAGATAAGAATAAGAGTAAGAATGAATACCTTCAAATTGAGCCCAAGTATTCATACATATTTCAAGTTCTGGATTAGTAACATAGTCTTTGAGAGAATGTATGCTTCTAGAAAGCATACTATCTCCAAGAGTTTGAAATCTTAAATTACTATCAAATACAAATCTTTCTGTATCAGTTAAGTTTTTATAATCGCTTCTATCTTTTCCTAGCGCTATTTCATGAGGCCACCAGAAGTTTTCGTTTTGCTTTTTAAATAGCTCAAAAAATATTGGATACTTAAACCTGTCGTATCTTTGTAAATTTAAATCTTCGCCAAGAAACAATGGTTGTTTAGTAAAATCTATATTTTTAAAATTTAAAACTGTTTTCATTTATTAACTCATATCCCATTCTGTTTTAAAATCGCAAAATGATGAATTATATATTGAATTATGAATATAAAAATCATCTACAGAAGATCCATTAGAACCAACATCTTTAATTAGGATATAGCCATTATTTTTTAAAAATTCTCTAGAAGGTTCTCTAGTCGTTTTTTCTCTATAATAATCAGTTTCGAAGGTTATCGTTTTAAATATAAAATCTGTTTGTATTATTTTATATAAAGCTTTTAATGTGACTGTTGGAGGTTCTAAATCGATTGATAGGTAATCAATTTGTTGTGGAAAATTATTTTCTTTTAAAACAGTATTATAATCTATAATTGTAGCGTCTTCGGATATAAAAACTGTGCTTGGTCTATTCTCTATCCATTGGTGCTTCCATTTTGGATCTATTTCTACCGCTAAACCTTTCCAATTTCTTTCTTTTTCGAAGAAATAAGAATTGCTTATGTGTTCAGATTCATGTGCTCCTAAGTCTACGAAATATCCGTTGTTTATCTTGTTTAAAACATTGTCTACCCAAATATCTTGGCAAAATTGAGATTGATAATTATACATATAATTTATAGTTTACACGCCCCACTTGAGCAGTCATCTTCTTTTTGTGTCATAGATTGTTCTTTATCTCCATCATCTGTATTATTATAATACAAACTAATTAATCCAAGACTATAAGCATACATTATTTCTTTCATAACTTTACTATCTGGTAATATATGATTATCATAGTGACTATAATTATAGTATACATTAGTAGAAATAGCCATATCAATATATTTTTGAATTACTGCATTGACTTTTAATAAACCTAAATTGTCTTTAAAATCAAAAGCTAATTCATAGTTATGGTCATATTTTCCAATTCCTGGAACCATAACTGGAAGTTTACCCATTTTACTTGTCTTATAAGTGATAAGGCTACGAATAGGTTCAACGCCATTTGTGGATGATTGAATCACAGAGCTACTCTCACAAGGCATGCAAGAAGATAATGTAGAGTGTCTTAATCCAAATTCTTTAATATCTTTCCTTAGTTTCTCCCAATCAAGTGATAGTTTTCTTTTAACTAATTCGTCTACTTTATCTTTATATGTATCTATTGGCAGGATGCCTTTAGAGTACTTCGTCTTTTCAAACTTTTCGCATCTACCTTTTTCTTTAGATAGTTGACAGCTACTCTTTAAAAGATAATATTGAAAATGCTCCATCCATTCATCTATTATTGAAAGAGACTTATCTGAATTATATTTTAATTCATTTTTAGCAAGAAAAGCTGCGAGATTGGTAATTCCAACACCAAGGCTTCTGCGCTTTTTTGCAAAATTTTCTGCTGCGAAATTAAAATAATCTTGAATATCTATAATTTCTTCAAGGAATCTTACGATAAGATCGCAAACTTTTTCTAAATCCTGCCAATTTTTTATTTCTAACATATTAACCGCTGAAAGAATACACATCCCAATTTCTGCGTCTTTATCGTGGTAATCATTAAGTGGGATTGTGGGATGAATAACTTCTGTGCAAAGATTGCTCATGGTAACTTTATCAGACCATGCTCCATGATTATTAGCATGATCTACATTTAGAATATAAATTCTTCCAGTTTCAACTCTTTCTTTTATTATAAGAGAGAATAATTTACGAGCAGAAATTTTCTTTTTAATTTTGAGTTTCTTAGATTCGCACTCTTTATAAACCTTATCAAAATCCTTTGTTCCCCAAGCCTCATAAAGTTCTGGTACTTCGGCGGTATTAAATAGCATAATATCTTCATCTTTCAAAACCCTATCATAAAATAATTTACTCATACCAACTGTATAGTCAAGTTTACGAACACGATTATCGTCTGTTCCAGCGTTGTTTTTCAATACTATGATATCTTCAATTTCGTAATGCCACCATTGAATATTGCAAGTTGCACTTCCTCCTCTTAAACCGTTTTGTTGCCAAGCTTTTACGCTACTCTCATAAATTTTTAAGAATGGGATTAAACCTGTATGAACAACTTCGCCGTTTTTAATTGGTGCGCCAATGGCTCTAATTTTGCTAACATCAATTCCGATACCGCATCTATTTGCTGTAGCCATACTAACTGCTGTCGCACTAGCAGTAATACTTTCTCTTGTATCATCTACGCCAATTAAACAACAGCTTGCGTAATTTTTACTAGATGTTCTTACTCCTGCCATAACTGGTGTTGGTAAATTTATTTTATGTTTACTGATAGCATCATAAAATTTTCTAACATAAACTAGCCTAGTTTCAGTTGGGTAATTAATAAATGCATAGGCAGAAATTAATATATAAGCGAATTGCGGAGTTTCATAAATCTGTTGAGTAGTTCTATTTTTTATTAAATATTTATCGCATAATTGTTTTATACCAGCATATGTAAAAATAAAATCTCTTTCGTGGTCTATGATCTCTCCTAGTTTATTTATTTCATCTTCTGTATATTTTTCTAGGATGATAGGATCGTATATTTTATTTTTTAAACCATTATTTATAAATTCAGAAAGCCTTGGGGCATGCTTACCCTTCCAAACATCTTTTCTTAATTGATAATTGAGTAGTCTAGCCGCAACGTATTGATAATTTGGTTTTTCTATAGAGATTAAGTTAGCTGCACTTTCAATTAATAAACTATGAATTTCTTTTGTGTGAACGCCATCAGTTATATTGATCTTAGCGTTAATTTCTATATCAGTTAAACTTACTCCAGCGTACCCATCTATAGCCCAATTAATAACTTTGTTAATTTTTTCTATATCAAATTTTTCAGTAGTATTATTTCTTTTTTTAACGTTCATTTTATAGAGTTGATTAGACTCTATATTACATCTTTTTTAGTGATAAAGAAAGAGAAATATAAAATGTTATAAACAATTTACTCTAAATGACTTTTGGGGTGTACTTTGCCTTTTCTTTTTTTAGACCAGTCATTAAAATATTTTTTCTTTACTGGATCTTTTCCGTATATTTTTTTTCTTTTCTCTGAAAGCTCTGCGCTCCTATCATAAAGATCGCCCATAGAGCCTTTTTGATTTCTAGTATATTCTGAGAATTGTTTTTCTGTTGCGTCAGCTTTTAAGGTTCCATGAGTATTTACCTCTGGAACAGTAAAAACTCTCCTCCACTCTAAGCCATTTTTATCAATATAGACATGGTTTTCATTTATAGATTGAGATATATCAATCATTTCTTCTGTGTCTGGGTTTATATAAGTATAGAAAGGCATTTACTTCAAATGAGTTAATATATTCTGTAAAAATTTTTCAGAAGAGAATTCTTTTTGAAGAGCAAGGCCTTGTTGATTTAATTTTTGAGTTTCTGTTTTTTTAATAGCTACCTCGCAAGCAGATATGAAATCGCTTCCATCAAAATCATATATATTACCTTGATTATATGGTGCACCTTTATGAAAAAATATACCGTCATAGGCTTCCATTTTTGAGTTGGGTTCAACTAGCGTACAATTATCTTCATTTGCCCAAGATTTATATCCGTGGGCATTCATTACTACTGCGTGTTTACCCATCGCTACAGAATGAAATTCTGGTAAACCCCAGCCCTCCCCTCCACTCATACCTAATATAATGTTACCGCTATTTAAAAAATCATTATATATTTTATTTTGTCCCATAAAAGGCAGAAAATTTATATTGAAATAACTTTTACCTTGTAAGGCTTGAGATATAAGATTATTTTGATCTTCTGGCTTCATAAATGGATTAAAAATACAACATTGTAAAGCGTATTTTTTATTATTACCAAATTTTTTAGCCCAAAGATCTATTAATTTTAAATGATGCTTTCTTTTTTCCAATTTACCTACTAAGTTAAAAACTATCCTATCATCTGTAAAATAAGATTTATCTGTCGTATTGAAATTATATTTATCAAATGCTAATGGAATATATTCTACATTTTTGCATCCAAGATTTTTAAAAATTTCAACTGTCTCTTTCGAGGAAAAGAGAGCTTTATTATTGTTTTTTATGGTATTAATTTCTACTTTTGTTGGTTGATCTAATTCGTAAAAACTAAGCAAGACTTGTTGGTTAGAGTAACTTTCAAACGAGCCATTTAAATGCCATAATTTGAATATTTTGTTTTTTCTGTCTATTTGCTCTAATGAAGAATTTACCAATTCCTCCAACCATTTAGTAAAGTCTTGATTCAAGTCTGATTGCGTAGATAAATCAACATTACCTATAGGTATTATAGGGACGTTGAACTTAGAAGCAAAAAGCTCTCTAAGAATGAGTGTAGATATTTGACCAAAACTTACTGAATTTACTGGCAAATTAAACGCTAAATTCATAGGATGTCATCTTCATCCTCTTCAACTACCTGTTGATTTTTAATTTTTGTTACTTTAGCTTCAGTATTTTCCTTTACTTCAGGTAGAGAGGCAGTTTTATTTTGAGTTTCTAGAGGCTTTGAAATATAAAGCCTATAGTCTGGAGCTCTTTCGTTTGTTTTTTTGCTGTTAGCAAAAACGACAATATCTGTTCTTTGCCCGTCTTGGTCATTAATATAACCTGATAGGAATGACAAGCCTGTTTTGCTCTTCTTTTTCCAGAGAGCACCTAGCTCATTTTGATTTTTGTTTGCGACTGTATTTGTATTTGTGTTTGTGTTTGTATTATTCATTTTAGTATTGTAGCTCCTTTATTATATTTTGTCAAAAGAATTTTTGCTTTGTATTTTATTTTTTAATAATTTAACGGTCTTATTATGTATATTAATAGCTGTTTGGGTGCTAATATTTAGTTTTTTAGCTATCTTATTCCAAGCCATTTTTTTATTAGAAGCACTTAAATATCTTAACTTAAATATTTTTTTAACTCTTTTATCTGAGCAAGATTCTATAATATTAGAAATATATTCATTTATATTTTTGTATTCTTTTGGAATTACAGTATTCTTTTCTATTAAATAATTGAGTTTATCTGCCTCAAGGGTAATATAGTGGCCGTTTTCGTTCATACAATTCAAACATTGATATCTCACTTGATTATATAGCCAAGTAGAAAATTTTGATTTTTTACATGGATCAAATGATATTGCTGATTTGTAGACAATATAATCTTTTTGGTCTATTACATCTTTAACATAAACACCAGATGCTACCATTGGAGCTGTATATTTTTTATACAACGAATGGCAAAGCGGAGAATGACGGTCTACTAGTATTTTAAGCGAGTTTTCATCATTATTTTCTTGTATATTTTTGACTAATGTTGCGTCATCTAAATTAATATTTAAATTCATTTGGTATCTCCTAAATATTTTTCGTATATGTTTTTCAAATGTTTTTGCATTAATTCATATAAAAAGTTAACATCTTGACAAGTTTCCCAATTTACAGAATAATCCGCAACAGCTTTTAGTTTATTATCGTTAGATTTTTCTTCTGCATTTGCTGGGAGAACAAGTGAGCCATCGTCTAGTTTTCTTGATATATGAATTAATATTCCATTGTGAGACTTTAACCAAGAGTATTCATCGTCCTTATACTCTATGTATCTTACATCTGTTATAATAGGGAGAATGTGCTCTTTCTTAAATTCTTTTATTTTAGGATCTACTAAAGATGTCCAGTATTTTCCTTCGCTTTGCATGCGTCTACATTTTCCATACGCAACCATAAGGGGTCTAATTAATTCTTTTTCATTTCCTTCGCATTTATTTAAATCAATTTTAAATTTTTCTTTTGTAAAATCATTTAATTCTTTTTTTAAGATGTCTGCTAAAGCTATTCTTTGAGATTTTATATTTTTTTCTTCTAAATATCTATTAAGTATTGAGTAAAATGTGTCTTTGCCAGATCTTGCCACCCCTGTTAATCCTATCATATTATTCTTCGCCTCCAGATGAATAAGTTTCCCCATCGTAAGTTGGACCATTATTTTTTGAATAAGTGCTCTGTATTCTTACTTGAGTTTTTATATTCTCTTTTAAAGATTGAACTTTTATTTCTTTTGACTGAAAAGGTTGAGCAAATATAGTACCATGAGATTGATTAGTTGATTTATAGTCAGTCTTGTATGTTCTATATATGTTATTTCCAACTATATAGTATTCTGGAAATGGTTTATTGAATATCGTTCCATGAGATTGATTAGTTCCATTACCACCACCAGTTTTATAAGTCTGATATACTTCTATTCCTCTAGCAGTTTTAATATAATTATATTCTTGAAACGGCTTATTGAATATTGTTCCGTCAGATTGGTTTGTGCCACCACCTCTAGTTTTATAAGTTTCATAAACCGCTCCAGATTGAGCTATTGCAAGATTGGTTAAAAGAGATAATAGGATTATATATTTCATATTTTTATAAGCTTTACATTGTAAAATTTAAATATGTCTTTTGCACTGGCGTCTTTTTCATAGTCTTCTGAGTATACCACAGTTTTAACTCCATAAGCAACAATATTCGTAGCGCAATTTGAACATGGTAGTAAAGTCGAGGCTAATAAATATGGTTCATCTGTGCGTTTGATAAGGGATAATGCGTTGATTTCTGCATGAATCATATATTTTCTTCTATTGTCCCTATCATTAAAAAATTGTTTATTGACTTTGATTTTAGATACTAGGCCATTATATCCTATAGATAATACTCTACCATCTTTATTTAAAATACATACTCCAACTTTTTTATATGGATCTTCTGATCTTTTAGACCATAAAGCTGCTGTTTGTATAGCAGCTTCAATAAATGATATTCTTTTGTTCATTTTTTAGAAGAAGTGCCAATGTATAGCTATTCCAATACCCATTAAAATACATGTAAGTGTTTCAAGCATAGAGCTATATTAAACTTTTTTTACTTTTAAGTCAATGAATTTTCTTGATTCTTTTTGAAAAATAGCATAATATCAATGAATGCAAAAACAAGAATTCAAAGAAGCTTTAAGCTATGATGATATTTCACTTTTACCAAATTTTTCAGATATAACTTCTAGAAAAGAAGTTGATACTACAACTAAGATATCAAGAAATAACTATGTCAAGATACCTATTATATTATCTCCTATGGATACAGTATCTTCTGTGAAAAGCTGTATTAAAATGAATAAAATAGGTGGTGCTGGAGTTCTTCATCGTTTTATGACTATAGAAGACCAAAAATCTAAAGCTAAAATAATTAAAGATGAAAGTAATTTTTGTATTACAGCTATTGGCCTAAAAGATGCAGAAGAAAGAATTTCGTCTACTAGCATTTATACTGACATTTATTTTCTTGATACTGCTAACGGTTTATCTAAAACTGTAGAAGATTTCTTACGATGGTATAAAATATCTCAATTTTCTCAAGATATTATTGTTGGTAATACATTAACTAAAGAAAGCGTATTTCGTTTAGCAAATTTAAGAGCTGATGGATTTAGACATCTTATCGGTCCAGGTTCTATGTGCTTAACACAAGTTAAGACTGGGATTGGATGTCCAAGTGTTACTGGCAACTATTATGCTTGGAAAGCTGTAAGAAATTGGGAGCTTTCTCAAGTTGACTTATTTAAACAAGATAAACCCAATCCATCTCATAGACCAAGTATCCTTGCCGATGGAGGTATTAGATATCCAAAAGATTTAGTAAAAGCAATTGCTAGTGGATGTGATGCTGTTATTTGTGGCAGAATTTTTGCTGGACTGGCTGATGTTATTGATGATGAGAATATTATAGAGGTAGATGGTAAAAGATTTGCTAAGTATAGAGGTATGGCTAGTCAAGATGTCGTACAAGATTATGATCTATACGATGGGACCAAAAAGAATCTCTTCGTAGAAGGTGACAATACTCTAATTCCAATTATTGAAAATAAATCCATAGAAGATGTTGTATATGATTTTACCAATGGGTTAAGAAGCGCCATGAGTTATCTTGGTTTTAGAAATCTTCAAGATATGCGTGGTGGTCTATGGAATAATAGCATACAAGCTGTTAGAAATAGCCCAAATAGTATGTATGAGGGGTTTGCTCATGGAAAATAATCTTTTACCATCTTTTTAATATTTTCCAATCTTTATATTTTTCTTTTCTTTTTTTATAATTTGGACAAATTCTTGATTCAAATCCTTCTTTTTTATCTAATTGATTTAATATAAATTCTATATTATTTATAAAAATGTTTGGTACGACTACTAAATTTTCTCCAATTAGTCCAAGAGAATTAAAACTAAAATCATTTGTAATAAACATATCGCAAACATCTATCCTGTATTCTCCGTATACTAATATAGTATGTATGTCTATATTTTCAATAGAATCTGGAGTAAAAATTTCTATAAACTCTTTTAATGTATCTTTATAGTTATAGCAAAGAATATCTAATTCTTTATTCCAAGTCGAATTTATTAATATAGATTTTACAAATCCTCCAAATACTATACAATCTTTTGAATCTAAAAAAAATTTAATTTTATCAAAAAAATCTATATGATTTATTTTAATATATTCATATAGGTTCATTTTAATGATGCTATAATTGTACCAGAGGCCGAACCTGTAAATCCAGGATTTTTTGTGGTAGTATTTATTATTATATTATCTGAAGATGCGCTTCCAGATGTTGGTCCTAGATTTCCACAACACCCACTTAAAGATTCTAATCCATATATATAAGGATATATTAACTTAGCTTCTTTATCAATCCAAGCTCTTGAACCATCAATATAGTATTGAAAAAAAATAGAAAGTTCTACACCAAAATAAAAACATGATGCACCATAATATTGACCATCATCACAACTATCTGATCTACATGAAAATCCAGGTATACTTGGGTCATCACTACTTATTGAAGCACTCTTGCCAGCTCCACATACTAAATCTTTTAAAGTAAGGCTATCTGATTTTAAAGATGTAGAAGCAATACTTGTAGCTACTGGACACGTTTCGCTCTGTGGTTGTGCTCGGCTGCCACTAGCTTGAAATGATATATTAATTGGATCACGTTTCCAATACAATTTCATTGCATCTTTATAAGACAGTCCTATGTCAGATGTGTAAAAAGGATTTTCATTTCCAAGATTTGGATTTGTATCACTTAAACAAAATGGAAAAGCTACTAATTTACCATCTTCATCAAGTATTGGACACCCCTCATCATCAGCTGGACTTTTTAAAGAACAAGCACAAGCTTTTGCTTCATCATCGTTTCCAACCTCTATTTCTTTAAGAATAGCTTTAAGGTAATCTGGATAATTTCCTGGTTCTGCTAAGGCGCATGGCATATATTAGATAATTACACTTAATACCATACAATATAATATGAACAAAGACAATATAGACAAATTAACCTCAATTGAATATGCTAGAGCAACTGAATTTAGTCCAATAGTAAGAATATATCCAAAAATACCAAGGAATACAGTTTGCCCATCTACTGGTAAAAAATTCAAAAATTGCTGTGGTAAAATGAACCAAGACTTTTGTGAAAAAGCTAGAGACTCTTTAAAGGATCACTTAACAAAAATATTAAATGAAAAAGAAAAAAAGAATTAAATATTATGCTGTTTGCAGTAAGCATGATAACTTTTTGCATGGAGTTTTTTCTCCATCAAAAGAAGGTTTAATTAAAGCTAAAGCCTATATACTTAAAATAGATCCTTCTAATAAGAACTATAAAATTAAAAAATATTAATCAAGTCGAAAAATAGTGGCAACTTGGAGCGCCCCATGTTGCACATGGATTACATGGATTATAACTAGCACCTACAATATTCCCAACGTCTTCTCCTTCTGAGTTGTAAAGACGTACAGTATCTTGAAAAGAAATAGTTGCTGAATTTTCTGATACATAAGTTCCATCGCACCACTCTTCATCATCACAAACACATTCTAATCCACTGCATCCAAAATTAAAGCTTCCACATTCATCATCCGCGCAAATTACACCGCAGCCTCCTGTAAAACTAGCGCAACAAGGATCAGCATCACCATTAGGACCAGAGTTACAGGATCCGTTATTCCAACAAAAATCGTTAGTATCACAACCACAACCGTAACCTTCTATTCCATTACTTCCCCCGTAACCAGTTGAAGTAAAAGTTGCATCTCCATCTTCATGAACGCCAAGGTGTGTAATTGATCCACTAGCTGAGCATAAATCGTTTTTACTATTATAACTATACGAAAAACTAGAATTACCCTTCTGATAATCAGCATTATCTGACCATTCGTAGTCTGAAGAACCATTATATTTACTTGTATAATTTAGATAAAAATTTCCATCTTTAAAATATGCTGATGACTTACACGCGCTAGTATCACAATTCTCGCAACAAGACTCACACCCTCCACACTCTCCACAGCAATTTGCTGAGGTCGTGCAGTTTAAACAACAATAGGCTTGTTCTTTGCTCATGATCTAATTTACACTTGGATCTGCTAAAATGGGGTCGTGCTTAACTTTTGTTCCTCTTTTAAAGTTTTTATGTAGATTTTCGTATAGCACTTTAAAAGTATTTAATGACTTTTGTATAAGATCTTTTATCTTTCCTTCTGGTGTTGGCATATCTTGATTTTCTATTTTTTTAATCATTGAATTATAAGCTATAACCAAACATACTGCTAATGGATCAAACACTATAACTATAAGAAGAATAAATATACGAACAGCGGTTTCTATTTTTAATCCAAAAGCTTCTGCAACAAATTTAAATGTGCCAATTTCCCCCTTGGTATTGTCACTTTCAAGCTTCATTATTTCTTGACTATTCTCCAGACTTTGTTTTTCTAAATTTTGAAGATCAGAAGTTACTACGGATATTTGAGAGAATAAACTATTGATGTTACTTTGAGATCCTTCAACTATCTTATTTTTACTTTCTACTAATTTTATATCTGTTACTTTTTCAGTTTTAGCTGAACTAAAGAATCCACCGCCAGTAGTTTTAGTGGTTGTAGTATCTTGTTTAATAACATTGTCTAAAGAAGTTTGATAAGTCTTTTGTAATTCTATAAGATCTTTTAATTTACTTTTATTGAAATCTATTTGAGAGATGTAAAAATTTTGTTGAGACTTTAAACTTTGAATCTTGTTTAAATTTAAGGAATATTGAGAAAAGTTACGTTGAAATGCGTCAGAAAGAAAACCAAATATACCTAAACTAGTAATTCCCATTAATAGAATTGTAGCACAAAGCATGTAATTTTTAAGAATTTTATTAATGTCCTTCCAATAGCGATAAAGATAACTAGCAGTAATTAATTTAGCTATTTCTAAACTACCAGACATTATAGCTACACTGTAAAAACTAGCAGCAAATAACAAAGCTATTCCTTTGACTGAAAAAAATGCAGCGCAAGAAGCTAATAGTAAAGCTGATAATCCAAGTATATATTTAAACATAATATTTAATCTAAATTACACATTTTAAATGTAATTACATGAGTGATAGTATCAGAAAGAGATATAGATTTTTTTGCTAAAAAACTAGGACTTTCTTTAGAAAAAACTTTTTTATTAATTCAAGATCCAGACTGCTTGCCAGAAATATTAAATAAAATATCAGAAGAAAATGTAGATGGTATAGTTGATATAAGCTTTCCAGTTTTTGCAGAAATAACAATTATAAAATATACAAAAGATTTAAAGTTTTCTTTTGAAGAGAAAGAATACGTTTCAGAGAGCGTTGGCAATAAATTTTATGATCTGATAGAGTCTCCAATAACAGAAAAATCATTCTTTGAACTTAAAAAAGATGAAGATACAGCTAGAGCATTGTTAGTTTTTTTAGGATTTTTTTACAAAAGTTTAAATAAACCAAGAAGAGCTTACCCTTCAGAGAAAATCTATTATAACATCGCTAAAGATGGATTTGAAAATTCAGACAAAATACAAGTATCAGAACATCTACAAGATTGGATTAAAGTATTAAGAGTTATACATAATGAAGTCTGGTTTTAATATATCTCTCTGAATTATTTAACTTTTCTTTAATATCCAAAAGGGCTTTACCTCTAGATAAGATATATCTGAGGTTAAGTATTATCAATCCAACTTTTCTTTTAACTCCAATTTTTGCTTCGATCTCAGAAGCAAACGGGCCATCGCACTTACGGATCAGAGGTAGCTTCGATCACTACATTCTGCGATGCCTTTAGCTACATTCCCTTCTTTAGCCATATTATGTACAAATGAAGGTTTTAATAGTTGTCAGCCCTTATGACATTGCTATCTCAGGGATTGATAGTTGATTTTTTGACATCAACAAACTGTCCTATTTGGGAACTATGTTGACTTATAATATATTAAACTTGAT